TGGTCGCGTTGGACTCGTCGTTCAGGTTGAACGTCACGGCCTTGCTCATGCCGAGGAAGCGACGTGAGAGCCCGTTGATGAACTCCACGACGTAGGCTTCCATCGGGCGCTGTGAGACCGCGTCGGTGCTGTCCTGCTGGCCCTTGTGCTCACCGGCACCACCGAGACCCGAGCGGGGGATAACGCCCAGCGCGGAGGGGGTCACGCCGAAGCAGGACGCGATGCGCTTGATGATGAACTCGTCATACTCGGGCTTGTATTTCTGGTCTTCCGAGGGCATGGCGATGGGCTCGAAGCCGTCCGGGAGCAACTTCACGCGGTGGCGCTCGGCAGTAGATCCGCTGAGCTTGTCGTTCAGCACGCGCTCGAGGGCGGCCAAGCGAACGGGGTCATACTCCATCGAGTTGGACTTCATCCACGTCTTAGGCGTGGCGCCCTCTTGGTATTCGCTGTTCATCCAGCGCTGGCGGTTCAGATACAGCGTCGCGGCAGGGATGGCCTGCTCGACAGGGCTGTAGCCGTAGACCGTCCAGGTGCGTCGGTTCTTCACCGAGACATACATCTGGTCGGTCAGGAACTGTGAGCTGCGGCCCGCGCCGGAGTAGAACGGCTGGGCGTCGGTGTCGGGGGAGGCGGTGAACTCGCCACGCGGGAAGCCCCAGAGGATTTGTTGGAACGCCGGGAGGGGCGGGTGCGGGATGTCGCCACGGTTGTCGAGCAGAATCTTGATGGTCGGCGCGTCGATGACGTCGAAGCCAATGGGAAAGACCTTGTCGCCGTTCTTGGCGTCGAGCTTCGCCCCGATGGAGTAGCGGGGGTAGATGCACAGTTGGTCGAAGGTGAATACCTGCCACAGAGCCTCGGTCAGCCACTCGACGAACGAGCGGTCGGTCGCGACGTAGGGGTTCTCCCAGAACTCGGTCAGGCGGGCGATTTCGTCGCCATACTTCTCGCGGCCAATCTTGGCGGCCTTTGCGTGCGAGCAGTTCTCCTCCTGCATGATTTCCGTGATGGCGGAGTTTGAGAGGGTGAACGACCAGTCCATCTTCGTGATTTCGCTCACGCGGATTTCGACACAACGGTGGATGATGTCACACTGCTCGACGAGGGCCTTGAGGATTTGGTAGGGCACCAGCGTCTGGGTGATGTTCAGGTTCTGGGCGACCTGGTATTCATACTTGCGCGGAACGGCGCGACCGGACTCGTCGAGGACAGGGTCAAGCGGGGCCGGAAGTAGCGGGGCGCTCGGGCCCAAGATGGCACCGAAGCCACCACCCGGGCGGGGCATGGCGACAGCCTCACCGGCGATTTGGATCTGCGTGCCGGGAGTGACGTTCTGGGTCATGGACGCGGCGCTCTGGGCGTAACCGATGTCTGAGTAGGGGCCGACGTTGCCAGCCTTGCTCAGCTCAGCGACGATGGCCTTCGCCATCTCGGCGGTCTTGTCCTTGCGGCGAAAGAGTGCCATGTCGTCCTATCTCGGGTAACTAGACCGCAGGAAGTTGTCCGCGGAGCGTGATTGTTCGGTGAGGCGCTCGTTGCAGCTCGAGCACTGGTCGGTTCCCACGGCGTTCGGGAAGCCACAGGTGGGGCACAGCGGGGCGAGCGACTGCAGGAAGGCGTCGGCAGTTGATCCGTTGCCGATGCCTAGTTCCATGATGGCGTAGACGAGGGCGTCCACTCGGTCAGGTGACGAGGCGCCGGTGTCGGGCACCCACTCGGTCATCTGGGCTTCGAGCTTGTCGAACGGGCCGACGTGGCTCACTCGGCCTTGCTCGTAGAGGGCGGCCACGGGTTCGGCGCGTAAGGCCTTGCCCTTCTTCGCGACCACCGTTCTAATCGGCAGGCCAGCGTTGACTTGGCGCAAGATGGTCTCGACGAGGTCGCCGCCCTGGTTCTTCTCGGCCACGATGAGGTTGGCGTGGAACTCCTCGTAGGTGTTCACCACTCGCTGAGCCCACTCGGTCGGTGATACCCGGCACGAGCGGTCTGCGATGACGTAGGCGCGTCCGTCAATGCCCTTGCCCGCCACGATTATTCCCGTCTCGTCAGAGTCGGCGGTAGCGGTCACGGCGGGGTCAACGGCCACCACGATGCGGGTCATCTCGGGGAGGTCAGAGACGCGGTGGTTGTCGATGTCTCCGATAGCCCAGAGTGCGCCCTCGACGTCTTCGAGCAGTTCGCCTAGCAGTTCCTGTCTGCCGAGGCGGGTGCCTTCGTAGCGGATGCGCAGTTCCTCGATAGCGGCGTTCGAGAGGTTGTCGCGGTTGTCGTAGGTCGAGCCACGGGTCACCACTACCGAGCCATCGTCTCGCTTGACGAGGGAGCGCACGAGGGGCTTGGACTGTGGCGTGGTCGTGACCACCACCTGAGCGTCGCCCTTACGAAGCGCGGGCATGAGGCCACGGCTCCACGCTTCCTCGTAATCCCACGCGGCTAGTTCGTCGCACCACGCGCCCGAGAGGTTGGCTCCCAAGATGCGCTCGTAGGCGTCTGCCGAGTAGGCAAAGATTTTAGATCCGTTGTCCAGGGTGATTTCTCCCGTGGAGCGGTTGTATTGCGTTCGGCGGTTGAACGATGGCCCTAAGGCCTCGATGATGCCGGAGTCGCCTTCGAGGCACACACGTCTGGTGGCCGCGATGGTGGGGCCGACGACCGCGTAGTTGCCCGGGCTGGTCTGGGCTTTCTCAATCAGGTAACGAGCGCCTGTCCACGTCTTGCCGAAGCCTCGCCCGCAGAGCAGGAGCCAGATGCGCCACTCGCCCTCGGGGGGTAACTGGTTTGGGCGGGCCATGCGGCGATACTCGCTGTTAGCGATGTCGGCCTTAGCCTGGGCGATGAGCTCGTCGCGCTTGGCGACTTCGAGAGCCCTAAGCCTGCGTAGTTTCTCCAGCCGTTCGTGTGCCAGCGACATCGTTCTCCCCTAGTTGCGTCTCTAGCCTGCGGATTTCCGCGTCGATGGCGTCGAGGGTAATGACCTCGGTCTTGGTCGGGGCGTCCAGTCCGAGCAGTTTGGCGCGGCGATCTAACACCTTCAGCACGAAGTCGGCAGATTTGACGTCGCCCGCGAGAGCCTGTGGCATGTAGGTCGCCAGCAGGTTGTCCATGCGCTCGCCCTCGATGCGCCGGTGCTCGTCCACGGCTTCTGCCGGGATGTTGCGAACGGCACGCTGGACGCGGTCGAAGGCCGTCGAGACCGACACGCTCAGGTGGTCAGCGATGCGCTGGTAAGTCCAGCCGAGGTTGCGCAGCTCTAGGGCTTCGCGGTCTTTGATAGCGGCGTCGGCGGTGTAGGCCATTTTCGGCGTCCTATGCTTTCGATGGAAAGTCTCAGTCGAGTGACAAAAATCGCAGACTATGAGATAGTAACAGGTTCTGGTTCAGAGTGCTAGAGGGGTCTAGCGATTCGGGTGGTTCACTTGGCGCGGGGCTTGATGACCTGATAAGTGCCAGCCTCACGGTAATCGACGATGGGCTTGGCGGGAGCCTCTGACTTCTTGTGGACGTATGAGACCGGCGTCTTCATGTAGGTGGTCTGGTTTAGGAGCGTCAGGTCTTGGAAGCGAACGAGGACGCGCTTCGAGTTTCGGCTCGTGTAGATCCATGCGTAGGTTCCCACTCGCTCGTCGAGCTTCACGTTGCCCTGGTGAACGTGCCGGTGCGTTGGTTGCCATTGCTTCTTGTTCTTTTTCGCCCTCGGCTTGCGGTCATTGAAGATTGGCTCAGGCTTGACTACTGGCCTACGCTTCTGCTCCCGCTCCTTGAACGTAGTCTGGTTGGCGGGTCGATAACCCGGGGGGAACTTTGCCTTGAGTTTGTCAAGGTTGTCGAGTTTGGCGAGCACAGGGCCATAGGTGCGTATCTCGTCCTCGGCCAGCGTTCCAGCTGCGGTGCTGGTTCCGGCGATGGGTCGCCACCTATTGACGTCTTTAGCTTGGTTGCACCGTGCACAGGCCCGCACCATGTTCGCCAGTCCGTCGAGGCCGCCTGAGCTCAGAGGGTAGACGTGATCTACATGCCAGAACGCCCTGTCGGGACCGCTTGTCGGGCTTCCTGCCCTTCCGCAGTAGGCGCACTTGGTTACCGTTGCTAGCGCCTTCCTAGCCTCGGCCAAGACTCTTGTGCTTCTCTTCACACCCACAGCACTTCCTCCAGCTGCCACGGCCCGCGTATCTCGGGAACGTGGTGGCTCACGATGGTCAGCGCGCTGGTCAGGCACTCCTTCGTGATGG